CAGGATGTTCACGCAACCAGCGCATGGTAGTTGATCTGCCGTTTAGATCACGGTCCTTTGCATTGACTTTCATGCCCCCACATTCAGAGGGATCATTAAGCCATTTACAACAAAAGCCAATTCGAGCAGTCATATGTTATTCGGTTGTGTTAAACATGAGTAATTGTAACACATTTTTCATTCGATCGCAAGTGATATTTTCCTGACCCTGAAACGGTTTGGCCAATTCGGTTGAATGATCAATCAAGACCCACTGCTGTTTTGAGTGATCTTGTACCACTTGAGCGGCCAGTCCCAAATAGTTGGTTCTAGATTCAGTGGAGTTTTTTGGTTCAGTAAAATCAAATCCTACCATAAGAATCACATCTGCGGCACTGGCCACCAGGTGCATGCCCACAACGTCATCGTAGGAATCCACAGCATGAACAAACTCTCCGCCAAAAACTCTCACATGATCTGGTTTGCCCAGTTCGTCATAAACACTCTGATGTACAAACAGGTTGCAGATGGCACCGTAGCCTTGTGCAACCAACTGTGTGGCCTGAGCAGGATCCCAACAGATCACATTGTCTGTTTGGTAGCCACGTTGTGTGCGCCATGATCCCCATATGGGCGCCACATTCTTTATGGCCTGTATGTCTGTTGCAGGAGGCAGCAGGGTGTTTTCAGCAAACAACCAGGCAATGTTCATGGCTCACGATGTAGATCTAGTGTGACACAATGAAAGCCGCCACCCAGTGTGCGTGAATGACGCAACTCCAAGGGGATGACTCGGAATCGATAACTCTCTAAAGTTTTGATCAATTCAGTTTGATTTTGATCACAGATCACAGTGTGCGGATCAACTACCAACATGTTCATGGCTATCCATTTTGATGCATAAGGATATTTATAAAAGTCCTGGGCAACAACATCACCTACCCAGATTTTCTGCCAGCCATCAAACACTTGAGGACAAGTTTCTGAGTTGACCCTTGCGGCATTCAGCATGACCAAGCCTTCACGCAAGGGTACAATAGTTGAATCAATATGCACACCTGCGTAAAAGTTACATAGTTCAATCTCTACCGCAGGAAACTGTGTACGCAGCCATTCGTAGGCCGCACGATTGCCCGATGCAGATTCCAGGAACAACATCCGGTTTCCAAGTCTACACACATTGGCCGCATCAAGTACAAGTCCTTGATCACGTGGCATGTGAACAACTTCTGTGCCTTGAAGTATGTCATGATAGCATTGCAGTTCCATGTCTCTGCAGGGATACATCATGGCAGTATCGATCACTGTTGATCCATACACAAGGAGTCTGTCACGTGGGCAATAGTTGTAGAGTCCATCATGCACTTGGAAGTTGAGAGGATCTGGACGCACTACTTCTACCCCCAGGCTCATTAGGGTCGTCACTAGACCGTCCAAGTCCTCGTTGGTTTCTTCGATTATACGCTGTGAGACAGGGCCACGTGGTACAGGCGATTCTTTCCAGGTTGTTTTTTCTGACTCTCGGGAGAACACAGGATCCATTACAGGCCAGTTGGCATCTGTGGCTGACCCTACTACAATTTTCTTTAGTGGACTCCATTCATTAAACGTTGATATCATATGGTTCCTGTGAGTTGTAGTGTATAACGATCTGTCCTGCCCATGTTGGCTGCCAAGTGCGGAAAATCGTCATGCCATGATACCCAATCTCCTGCCCGCCATCCGGTTACAGGTCGCCCGTTCATTTCACAGTAGTGTCCGCTGGCCCAATCTTCTAAGTACACAATAGTACGTACCACTGTGGCCGAAGGTGGCACAGCATATATTTCTCGAAACTTGGTATAGGTATCACTGTGCATGGGCAACACACAACCCGGTGTCATACAATACACACTCCAACTTAGATTCCTAAACGGAAAAATGTCTGAGAATCGGCGCATCCATTCGGGTTCGGGCATGCGCATGTCATACATATCTCCGGTGAATTTTTTCTGTGTGTATCCTAGGCCGCGCCACTCGCTGAGGCTTTCAGGATCATTAAATCCTTCATTGAAATAGGGCAATTCTCGATGTCTCAACCCCCACCAAGGATCAACGTGACCCTGGGCCCAGGTATTATTTGTTGCGGGTATTGCCATAATGGACCACAGTCAGTCCTTCAATATTGGGTAGTTTGCGCCATGGATCAACAATTACTGAATCTTTGGGTATTTCGCAATAAGGTAGTGTTTCGGGTTGATCGCCGGTGTATTCATATGTGATCTTGCGATTGTGTGCCCAAAGAATAACGGTTGGTCCTACCAGTTCAGTAATCACTTCGGTCTGATCATCTGCCAACGGATCTAAGTATCTCACACCAAACCCTGCTTCTTTGATATAGTGTCCTACCAAGGTAGAGTAAGATCCAATACAGTACGGCACATCAGGCTTGTAGGCTTTGCCGTGAATCACAATGCTCATTGTGCGTTGCTTGGCTTGGTCGACCAAGAACATGGCAAGATTTTTGGCTTGGATTTCACGTGCATGCATCACTGTGTCAAACAAGTCATAGCCAATGTCATACTCCTTGGCCAACCAACGCAGGGCAATGTTGTCACGTGGATGGCAGGCGCCTGCGTCACCCATACCTGCTGTCATGTATTTGGGGCCCATGATGCGCATGGTTGAACGTGCCAGTGCATTTGTGACCACATCAACGTCAATGTTGCCAATGCGTAGTGCAAAATCTTGGATCATGTTGACCAGGCCCACCTTGGCCGAAATAAATGTATTATAGAAAATCTTGACTGATTCGCATTCGTCCCAAGTACCAATTTCGTAGCGTGGGTTGTTTTGCATCACAGTGTCATATAGATCTTTGAGTTCTCCTGCAATGCCGTTCCAAGCGCCATCTTCTGTACCAATCATGATCATTTCAGGATTGACCATATCCCACTTGACAGAACCCATGGCAATCAAGTATGGATTGTACAAGAACTGATGTTGTTTGTCTAACAAGGGATAAAACTTACGACGTGTAGTTCCTGGCAGTACGGTGGAGATCAACACAACCTTTTTGGGTGATCGAGCATGTGCATTGACCTTATTGATAGCATCAATCACAGCATCGTGGCCAAAGTCTTTTGGTTCCATGTGACTTGACGGAACGGATCCATCATAGCCCTCTGCATGTGGTGTGGGCACAGCAATAAAAATCCATTCACTTTCATTGATCAATTCGTCAATGTCACAAACTTTTACTGAGTCGCTGACACGTGGGTAAATATCGTAACCTCTGACTTCATGCTTTTCTGCCATGACTTCAGCACAATCGAGACCCAATTTGCCAATCCCAATAAATCCAATCTTTTTCATATGAGTGTTCCTTTAGATAATCTGTACCACTGGGTAGAAGGCCTGTTGCCCGGTCCAGCAATTGTATATGTATTCCAGCCGCCAGGTAGTAAAAATATTTCAGATTTAATTTGGTTAAAAGATTATGATCAAGATACTGTATGGAAATTCCCCGGAATTATCATGCATGATCAAGAGCCATTGGATTGGAACTTTTACAATCAATCTGAACAATATTTACAGTGCTGGGGGAAAATAAATTTATCACCGTTTGATGATTTAGCATTTAGATATTTGGCTGGTTTTAACTTAAAATCTTCGATATTTAGAAATAGTGTAATTTATGATCAAACTATTTTAGTGCATTCAGAAAAAAATTCAGTTGATTTAGAACACTATGAAAAAAATGAATTTTTATGTGTTCATTATTGGGCACATGCTATTATTGCTAGAGATTGGTACAGGTTTGCTGAATATGACACTAGGCTCCAAACAGATACAAAATCACAAAGCAAATTTTTAATTTACTGCAGAGATTGGAGTCATCGTCGAGAATATAGATTAAAGTTTTTGGAAATGTTGATAGAGAATAGTCTTGACCATGACAGTCAAACAAGTGTAATGCATACCAATGGCGACAATGTACATTTTTCAGACTATGAATTTTTAAATCCAAAATTTAAACTTAAAAATTCAGTCCTGATTGGGCAACTACCGGATAATACATTTTCTAGTAGATCTAGTGCAGGGTATGACCCTGATGATTTTGTCACAAGTGAAATTAGTGTAGTATTAGAAACAGTGTTCGACGACAGTCGAATTCATTTAACTGAAAAAACACTTAGGCCAATTGCCTGCGGGCATCCATTTATGTTGGCAGCAGGACCGAGGTCATTGGAATATATTAGAAGTTATGGATTCAAAACATTTGCCCCCTGGATAGACGAATCATACGACCAAGAAACAGATAGTCTGAAAAGACTAGAAAAGATTATACAATCAATGAAACAGATACAACAATTACACGGGCAAGAACAAGAAAATTTTATATCAGAAATAAAAAAGATTGCAGAATTTAACCAGAAACATTTTTTCAGCAATGAATTTTTTAATCAGGTTACAAATGAATTAAAAAATAATCTAAATCTGGCCATGCAACATGTTGTAAAATCTCAAGGTACACATTATTTAAAATTGTTAGGATTAATAAAAAAGAATAAAATGTTACATAAAGCAGACATTCAATGGCGTCAACGTATGACCAAGTTACTCAGACAACTTCAACGGTCTTATCCACGCGACCTGTCCAGTCCTCAGGAAGATCCTCCTGCTTGAGGCTTTGTATACGCTGATACAGTTCGATATAAAAACTGTTGAGTTCGCCATGCCATTTGCCGGTCAGGTGTGCAATAGCATCTTCACAATATCGCCAGTTGCGTTTTCTGTATTCTGCCATGAGATTTGAATGCAGGTCTTTAAGGTTTTCAATTGCCGGCATTTCTTCTATGGGTATGGTTTCTACCAGACAATAAGCAGTGACCACTTCATCAGTTGGCACTAGACTAAGAGTATCTAATTCAAGCACTGTGTAGCGTTCCTGTGCCTGTTGAGCCATTTCTGTTCCAAATATTATGTTCATCGCATTTCCTTTTAAATATGTATCATGACAATGACATTTGATTTAATTTCCGATCTACATCTGGAAACCTGGAACGAAGAACTCAACTTCTCTGGGCAGGCCACAAGTCCTGTATGTGTAGTAGCCGGAGATATTGCTAGAGATCACGCTCTAGTCAAGAAGTTTCTAAAACACGTTTCTGAATGTTACGCCGCAGTATTTTACATAGATGGCAATGACGAACACCGTTTTCAACTGGGTGATCTAGGTGCCAGTTACTTGAAACTAAATCAAGCCGTACGGCGAATTCCTAGAGTGACTTACTTGCAGGACAATGTTGTGGTAATTGACGGTGTGGCTATTTTAGGTACCAATGGCTGGTGGGGATTTGATCTAGATGAAAACATAGATTCTGAAGGGTCCAAGCAGTGGATGAAAAATCGCTACGAAGCACGACACCCTGAAGTTGTGGTAGATACACAAATGATACACGATGCCAGCAGAACAGATGCGGCTTATCTAGTGAGCAGTATACAGCGACTACAAACTCACCAAGATGTAAAAAAGATTGTGATTGTGACTCATACTGTGCCTGATGCAGAACTGATTCAACACGATATAGATCTAGCGGGCAAATACGATTTCAATTGCATGGGCAACAGGCTCATGCGCTTAGTTCATACCAATGACACTGAACACAAGATCCACACCTGGTGTTTTGGACACTATCACGGCACAGTGGATCGAATGCTAAATGGCATACGTTATGTCAACAACTGTCGCGGTCGCGGTGATACACCTCACAGAAATCATGTGTATTATCCCAAGCGAATCGAAATAACGTGGTAGTTAGGTCACATCAGGTTCAAGTTTGACCTGAAGTGGAAAGTTCTGAGAACGAGCACTCACTGTGACTTCGTTGCCTTTTTGTTCTGCAATCTCAAACGGTAATACTGCCACTATAGCAGATCCTGCGTCATGTATGTCCACAGTGATTTGTGCGGCTGTTTCTTCAGTATAACCAAAGAATTCTATCAAGGTTTCCACAACAAATTCCATTGTGGTTGTGTTGTCGTTGAGGTAAATTACCCGATACAGACTTGGTTCTTTGACGGCTTTTTTTGTTCTTGTTGCTACAATAGTTTCTGCTTGCGACATTTTGAGTCCTTGTTCGTTCAGTAGCGGGACCGCCCCGCTACTGTATTTACACTATTATACTAGGAAGTGTAGGTGATAGCAATAGTTTTAGGCTTGGCTTCTTCTGGAACCAAGCGTTCAAGTTCGACTGCTAAAATACCATCCTTAATAGCGGCACTTTTGACTTCCACATGTTCCGCAAGGGTAAATGTGTGTTTGAAGTCTCGACTGCTGATGCCACGGTGTAGATACTCGTGAGTGTCGTCTTCTGCACGTTTACGAGCACCTGTGATAGTGAGCAAACGTTTTTCCAACGCAATGTCGATTTCACCTTCTGCAAAACCAGCCACAGCGACTTCGATGGTAACTGTGTCGTCGCCGGTCTTGATCACATTGTGTGGAGGGTAATTTGAATTGCTTTGAAGATTGCTCACACGCATGAGATCGTCGAATAAATGGTCAAAACCAATACCAAATTTGTGCAGTTGGGGAACGTCGAAAGAACGTAGAGTCAGAGTTTTAGAATTTGTCATGTTTTTCTCCTTTTTAAGCGATTTATGACTTTGTAAAGCCTGCGTATCAGCACTTTACAAGAGTATTTATTATACTACAAGAAGAGATAATAACAAAATATTTTGGTAAATAAAAGTGTAGTTCACGGGCGTCCACTCCCTAACTACTCTAATGCTAAAAGGAGCACCAGCATGCCTATTTACCTATACGTCAAGACTCATAACAAGACTGGGTTAAAATATTTAGGAAAAACTATATCCTCGAACCCGCACAAATATAAAGGGTCAGGCACCTATTGGCTATCACATATTAGAAAACACGGCAATGATGTTTCTACTGAAATTATTAAAGAGTGTTTAACCATTGATGAGATTTTTACCTGGGGAATTTATTATAGCAATCTATGGAACGTAGTAGAATCTAATACCTGGGCAAATTTAAAACCAGAATCTGGCGACGGTGGAAGTGTAAGTGGCCGAAGACAACCTCAAACATTAGAAACAAAACTAAAAATTTCTGCGTCAATGAAAGGCAGGCCTGCCCAAAATAAAGGCAAAAAACAAAAACATAAAATTAGGATCGATAATCCTAAGTTAGGAATTGTTGATAGTAAATTAAAAGGTAGAGTAAGGCCAAAACAACAATGCCCGCATTGCGGAAAACTAATTGACGAAGCAAATTATCACAGATACCACGGAGATAAGTGCAAGTCTCTATAGCACATCATCATTTATTGTCTATTGTTTCGATCAGATACAATTACATACTGATTTAGATAACCGATTCCCTTGGGATTCCAACTCATCACAAAAAACCCATACAGTTTATCGTCTTCAAAACACACCCGATGTGTATATCTAACTGTTTTACTGGTGTAAGGAATATCGTAACGCTCGCTCCATCGATCCATTTCTCGTTTAATTGATTGTAATGCCATTCCTGCACTCATACCGGCCGAACCAGTGGGCAGTTGGAATTCAATGAACATCAGTAGAGTTTTTTAGGCAGTTGTTGATCTGCTAATTTTTTACGCCAGCGATTCTTGGCCGCTGACTTTTTGCGTTTGCGTTCGGTGGTGGGCTTTTCGTAAAATTCACGGTCACGGAGATCATTTATCAAGTTAGATTCAGCAATTTTTTTCTTGAACTTGCGTAAGGCTCGCTCAACATTGCCATCTGTTACCAATACTGATCTTCCGTGTAGTTTCAATTTGTGCCTTCTAGTGCTATAGGAATATTTACCAAAGCAGGCCCAATTTCTACGCACTTAATCCCTATAGCAGGATAGCGTTTGAGGTTGTACATGTGCGGCATCAGCACACGTTCTAGTTCGCTGTGCAGACCGCGAGCACCGGTCTTGCTACTCAGTGTGCGTTCAGCAATAGTATCCAGGGCCATGTCTGTGAACTGTAATTCTACGCCATCTTCAGCAAACAACCATTTGTACTGTTCAACAAAGTTGTTTTTCACGCCAGTGAGAATGCGTACCAAATCTTGTTTGGACAGTTCTTGTAGGCTGACCCAGTTAGGAAAACGACCCACAAACTCCGGAATCATGCCATACTTGACCAAGTCGTCTGGAGTGGTCAATGCAAGATCAGCATCTGAGTCACTTTCGACCTTGGCACTAAATCCTATGCTTGTGCCTTGCACACGATTTTTAACAATTGAATCTAATCCAACAAATGCACCGCCGGCAATGAACAGGATATTCTTGGTGTCAATTTCAATCATGTCACCAGATGGATGCTTACGACCTCCACCAGCAGGTACGCGACACACAGTACCTTCTACCATCTTGAGCAGGGCCTGTTGAACACCTTCCCCGCTTACATCTCGAGTGATACTGGCACTTTCACCTTTACGAGCAATTTTATCAATCTCATCCACAAAGATAATACCACGTTGTGTTTTATTGATATCGCCATTGGCCGCAGTATACAGTCTTGTGATGAGACTTTCTACATCGTCACCTACATAGCCTGCTTCAGTGATACTGGTAGCATCAGCAATGGCAAATGGTACGTCAAGATAACGTGCCACTGACTTGGCCAACAAGGTCTTACCCGATCCTGTAGGGCCTAACATGAGCACATTGGCTTTTTCCAGTTCAGGTTCCGTGGTGGTCTTGTTGATGCGTTTGTAGTGATTCACAATGGCCACGCTCAACATGATCTTGGCTGAATCTTGACCGATCACATACTGGTCTAAGTATTCTTTAAGTACAACAGGATCCAGTTTCCTGGGTGTGACCGGTTCAACAGTAGTTTGTGGGTTTTCGTCGATCAAGAGACCTTGACAAAAATCCACGCACTCGTTGCAAATGCCTACTTTTTCGCCTACTATGAGTTTTTTTACTGAATCTTTGTGCTTACCGCAGAAACTGCAGGTGTTGTGTAAATCAGATGCCATCATGCACCTTTTGTGTTGGTTTGTAAGCGTTGTGCCACTTGTTCTCTTTCTGCGTCGTTTAATAGTTCAGGATCGTATTCACCTGTGGTCAATTTGTCAATCAAGTGATCGATGTAGGCTGTGTCGTAAGCATACTGGTCACTGAGGCCTTTGTCAACCTCAATCCACTTGGTACCATTGTATTTGTACAAGGCACTGGGCATCTGATCCACCCTGATGAATGAATCGCCTTTGGCAGGATTGTCAGGAAACCGGATTCCGAATCCTAGCAAACGTCCAGTACTTGAAAGAATGCCATCATTGTCTGCTTGAAGATTTATATAGCCCTGCCATGGCAATGTGTTTATAGCACCTACTTCGTGTAGTCGTCGTTGCTCTTTTACAGTTCCTTCAGGATGTTCGGCTTTCCATTGACGCTTGGCTTCTTTTTCTGCATCTGATTCTTCTTCTGCCAAGTGCTGTTTATCAAACTGCGATACCAAACGTTCATCGTCGTACACATGAAGATCTGGTTCATGGTCCGGTTCGTGGTGCTCGTCCACGAACTCGTATTGAATTTCAATTGGTGCAAACTTGATAGGTTCCTCACCATCGACATTGTCTATTACATCGCATTCCTTGTTGGGGCAAAACAGGCCAATGCCTGGAGCATCTACCAAGGGTGTGCCGCATTTGTAGCAAGGTATAGGATCATCGGGAGGTTCTGGCACTGACGCTTTTATTTGTTCTATCTGATCCGTGGTTAGCGGACCATCGTCGGGCGGGTACTGGGGTTCGGGTTCATCATGTATGAATCCTCCGGTGCCTTGCCTTGCCCATTCAAACTGTTTGTTGGCAGCCAGAATTAAAGTTAGTGCTAGTGGGTCAAACACCAACACAATCATGATGATTACTAAACGTACAGCACGTTCTAGCACATTCGAATCAGGATTGTCTCCATATACTAATGCCGCAATATATTTGATCGGCCCTACTTCTGATTCAACCTTGCGGAACTCAGCCGCTAGCGGTGCTCGTTCTTCATTAAGACCAGTAATCTTTTTCTGTTCGGTTTCGATGTCAGCAAGTATCCTAGCCCGTTCACGTTGCTGGCCTCTTCGTATTGCAACTGCTTTGTCGGCACCTTTTTCATCTGCTGATCGGCCCATAACTTGGTCCACAGCCTCATCCATCTGTTTAAGTGCCCGGCGGTCGGCTTCAATATTGTCACGAGATATCTTGATCTTTTCATCGTAGATTGCTACCTTTGCTACTGCGTCACCTGATACCAGGCTTTGGTCTGAATGGGCCTTGGAGAGATATCCAAAGATGCCCATTGATGTCAACAGCATCAGGAATGCCACAGCAGGAACCAGATACACCTTGAACAACACTCCTACTCGTTGCCAGTTGTTGTGCAACCAAACAGTGGCCACAATCTTGCCCAGTTCCAATGAGCCGCCCATGATCATCACAGGTATGGCTGCCGCGGAGAAGATGGCTGTTAAACCTGCTACAGAATAATAAGCGGCCACACAACTGAGTAATATTGCTGTGACTAGGATGCTGAAACCAAATATCATAGAGTATTATTTACCGGGTTCTACCTGTCTTACCGCATGTTTAATGGCTATCCAGGTACCGAACTTGGGATCTGGAACTTCGAACCACACACGCTCTTTGTGGTCACCTAGTCGCCAGAGACCGGCATGCTCTAGTCGCCGTTTGACATGAGCCTGACTACGCCAGTTCTTGCCGAACTGTGCTCGTGCTTCACGCATGATAGCATACCATGTGTCCACGCTTGACAGTTCGAAATATAATTTGTGCATGGGCAAAGCCGTTGTTTTAAGAGAGTCAAGGGATTGAAGCATGAAATCAGTGGCTTCTATTTTAACAGACATTTAACGTTCCTTTCACTGATAATTCCAACTTGAGCATACACCGAGTATCAGTCGGTTTTGATCCGTCGCCAGATCTTGGTCAGTGTCTCAACCTTGTGGGCATTACATCTACCTGCCACGGCTATGTCGGGCCCGGGCGTTCAATCACCCCGCTCATGCCATTAGATCGCCACCATCTCCTTGCTCATGCACACGTACATTATACAAGGAATCAGGTGGCGGTGTCAAGAGTTTATTTGTCTTCTATATCAAACTCTTCTTCGAATGCATCAGAACCAAACCAACTACTAAATTCATCCTTGAATGATTCGTCTTCCTTTAACCAATGCTCAATGGCCGCTTGGTCTTGTTCACTCAATGCCCAGTAACCTTGTCTAAAGTAGCCGGCCTGTTCATCGCTGGCTTCTTCACGCAGTTGTTCTGCTGAAGTGCCATCTTCATCTTCTTCCGACTCTTCCATCTCATCAGCGGCTATCCAACTATCCCATGCATCTGAGTGTGCTTCTTCGTTTAAAGATTCCGCAAGTGCCCAAACTTCATCTAGTGTTTTCATTGCTCCTCCAATCCCAATGGTCCATTAAACCAAGTTTCTGTATCATCCTGACTCCAGCCTTCGCCTTCCCAGGCATCATAGCCTTCCTCGTCCCATAATTCGTCCATGCGTTTTTGTTCTTCTTGGGACATGTCTTCAGGATACTCAACATCCGCCCAGCAACCATCATCTAGATTATCTAGTTCAAAGTCATAGTCGGTGGCAAATACTTCAAGTCCGTCAGGATTGGCCAAATCAATATCAGGTCGTTCGTCACTTTCACAATACACTGTGCCCCAACGAAAGCCAGTGCTACGTTTGATTGTTTTTCCGTCCTTGTACCAGAACTCAGTCTCTACAACGTTTTTCTTTTCTAAAGTTGTTAATACCCAGGTGGCCATGATTATTTCCTATCACCAAACAGTTGTAACAAATTCAAGAACAAATTGATAAAGTCCATGTAGAGTGTTAATGCACCACGCACTTCTGCGGCATCAGTAGTTTCTACACTGAGTTCTTCGCGGATCTGTTGTGTGTCATAGGCAGTCAGGCCCAGGAAGATGACGATAGCCAGAGCAGAGATCACCATCTGCATCACGGTGCTGCCAATAAAGATGTTCACAATACTGGCAATACAGATGGCGATCAAACCAATAAACATAAACTGCCCTAGGCTTTCTAGACTACGTTTGGTAAAGTAACCATAGCCACTCATGACACCAAACAAGATGGCCGCACCCATGAACGCACTCACAATTGATCCCATGGCAAACACCGCAAAGATCATTGAGAAACTCAGGCCCATTAATGCCGCAAACCCATGCAGGCATAACTGTGCCACTGGTTTGCTTGGATCGTTGCCCAGCACCATGCTCACACCAAATATGGCCGCTAAGGGTGCAAAAATCACAATCCATTTCATTACACCTGTAAAAAAGAACTGTAGCAACTCAGGTGTGGTTCCCACCCAGTAACTGACCAGCATCGACACAATCACTGCTAGACTCATGTGTCCGTAAACACGGCCCATGGCTGTGTTGATTTGCTCTGCTGAACGGTATTGTTCATCATTAAATATAACTGTATCATTCATAATACTCTCCTTTAAGGTCTGTTGGTTGGCCACTTGGTAGCGTCGGCCATTGCTTCATCTTCTTCGCTAAGTATTTCTACATAACTACTGCACTCTGGACATACCATCTCATCGTCTGCATTATTTAACGTATCGTCAATGGGACCTTCCCATGCACAGCCTTTACAGGCACAATTGATGATTTTTAATCCTTCTGCCGCATCGGATGCTGTCAATGCTTCAAACTCTGCTTTGAGTTCTTCCAGTGCATCTTCTAGATCCATTACTCGATCTTCTGTAGTGCCCGCATCTGGATCTTGTGCAAGTCCCCGCCATTCTTTGATCTTGATGATCTTGTCTGGATTGCTGTAATCTTCTGAGTCGGTCCAACTATCAACCCAGTTAGTGCCGGTCCACAATCCTCGATGTTCCCATGAGTTTTTGCCAGCGGTCTTGATCATGTACTGACCCGCATGAACGGGCTTGACTTTCTTGGGGAACCAATCAGTCATCTCATAATCAATGTCATCCATGGTGGCATATTTTTCCCAGGTGTTGGAATCTTTGATTAGGTACAATCCAAATTCACTGCCCTTGCCGTTGGTATCGCCACCCCAGTTGTCGATCTGTTCACCGTTGTATTTCACACTGTTGACAATATCATTGCCATCAATTTCATCATAG